CTAGTAATAAAAAATTAGCTGAAGCTGAAGGTCTATCTATTAAAAACAAAGGTGACGAGAGAGGAGACTTTGTAACCATCAAAAGAAAAGCTAAAAGAAAAGATGGTAACCCTAACAAAGCACCTGATGTAATGGATGGTATGAAACGTCCACTTCAAAATACTTTGATTGGTAATGGTTCAGACGTAAATGTTTTATATAAAACTTACGAGTGGACTCATAAACCAACTGGTAGAAGTGGAAAGAGTGCTGACTTACAAGCTATTCAGGTTGTAAACCTAGTTGCCTATGAAGGTGGTAGTTCAACTGCGAGTGAATTTGAAGAGATTCCTTCTGCATCTAATGCAGATACTTCAACTTCAGAGTTTGCAGAAGTACCTGCTTAACCTTAACCTTAATAAGGAGATGGGGGTGTAGTTAATAACTCACCCCTATTTTTTTCTATGAAAAATATTGATACTTTAGTTGAAGATATGTACCAGACGATTACTGATGGCACACAACCTAGTGAAAAAGATATGGAGTTGTTTGCTGAAAGAGTAAAAGAAGGTGTACTACAATTATTCAACGCACGTTCTGAGAATAATAAATTAAGAATGTCTCAGATTGGTAAACCTGATAGACAGGTGTGGTATCAGTCAAGAGATATAACAAAAGAAAAGTTACCTGCATGGGCAAAGATAAAGTTTACTTATGGTCATATACTTGAAGAGTTACTTTTATTATTAGCTAAAACTGCAGGGCATGAAGTAAAGAATGAACAGAAAGAATTAAAGATTGAAGGAATATTAGGACATCAAGATTGTGAGATTGATGGTGTTGTTACTGATTGTAAATCAGCTAGTGCTTATTCATTTAAAAAGTTTTCTAATCGTTCCTTATTAAAGGATGACCCCTTTGGTTACATTGCACAGTTATCAGCTTATGCTGATGCACAGAATAAAAAGGGTGGTGCTTTTCTTGCTATTGATAAACAGAGTGGACGTATATGTTTAATGTCTGTCCACGATATGGAGATGATAAATGCGAAAGATAGGGTCTTACATCTTAAAAATGTTGTCGCAAGTGATACAGTTCCTAGCAAGTGTTATGACGATATTGCAGATGGTGTTAGTGGTAATCGTAAACTTGACGTTGGCTGTTCCTACTGTGCTTATAAAGTTAATTGTTGGAAGGATGCTAATAGTGGGACAGGACTTAGAAAATTTATCTATGCGAATGGACCAAGATACTTAACCAAGGTTGTAAAAGAACCTGATGTAAATGAGGTACAATTAAGTGACGTTGGTTAGTTTATTTGAATTACTTGCTGCAATTAGTGCAGTGATTACTGTATGGGTGTATGGTAATAAAGATAACTATGCACCCTTATATGGTATGGTTTCAAATTCAATATGGATTACGTGGTCAGTATTATCTGACAGTTATTATATGTTAATTATGTGTGTTGTTTTTACATGCTTACATGTACGAAACTATTTTCATATGAGGAATATTAAATGAAGTTTAGAAGTGGCTCAGAAGAAAAGGTTTATAAATTTTTTAAAGATAAAAAGATTAAAGTTAAATATGAACCTAATAAATATAGTTATGAATGGTTTGAAAATAAAACTTATTGCCCTGACTTCTTATTACCTAATGGTTCTTATATAGAAGTCAAAGGTAGATTAACTATAGAGATGAGAAAGAAACATTTGTTTTTTAAAAAGTCTAATCCTAATATTATAATTAGATTTGCTTTTGATAATCCTAATAAGAAATTAAACAAAGGTGGCACTATGACTTATGCAGGGTGGTGTAACAAACATAACTTTGAATACTGTAAAATAAGTGATGGTATTCCTAAACAATGGTACAATGCAACAACATGAAAATTTTTTACGTACAGTTGAAAAGAATATTAGCATCTCAACAGATGCTGAAAGAACATTGTTCCTTGCAGTTATACTACAAGCATTACTTGATGCTACTCAAAAAGATACTCAGGACTTGGAAAGTCATAAGTATAAACGTGAAGCGATACTTTGGTTTACTACTAACAATGGTAAACGAAAGGAAGACTTTGAATACATATGCGACCTCGCAGAAATTGAACCTAATTATATGAGGAGAGTCGCTATGGAAATATTAACATCTAAAAGAACTAACTTTGTGAGGAATCATATAAATGCTTTGTTGACTCACAAGGATAGTTATGATAGAATTAAATTTAAAAATAAAAAGGGGAAATAATTATGTTACCAACTGAATACCAAAACTATATTGCCATCTCTCGTTATGCTAGATGGATTGAGAAAGAAAACAGAAGAGAAACATGGAGTGAAACTGTTGAACGATACGTTAGTTATATGCAAGGACGTTATGAGAAACTAACAAATAAAAAATTAGATAAGAAAGAAAGAGATAGATGGGTTGATGCTATCACTACATTAAAAGTTATGCCTTCAATGAGAGCCTTGATGACTGCAGGAGCTGCACTTGACAAAGATAATGTTGCAGGATTTAATTGTTCTTATGTTGCTATTGATAATGTAAGAACCTTTGATGAAATAATGTATATACTTATGTGTGGTACTGGTGTAGGGTTTAGTGTTGAAAGACAATATGTTGATAAACTTCCTGAGATTGCAGAGAAGTTTCATACAACTGAAACAGTTATTAAAGTTAGAGATAGTAAAATAGGTTGGGCAAAATCTTATAGAGAACTTATTGCTATGCTTTACGCAGGACAGATACCACAATTTGATGTGTCTCTTGTTAGACCTGCAGGTGCTAAACTAAAAACATTTGGTGGACGTGCTAGTGGTCCTGACCCATTAAGAGATTTATTTAAGTTTAGTATTGAGACTTTTCAAAAAGCTAGTGGTAGAAAATTAAATAGTATTGAGTGTCATGATATTGTATGTAAGATTGCAGACGTAGTTGTTTGTGGTGGTGTAAGACGTTCAGCTTTAATTAGTTTGTCTAATCTTTCAGACATTAGAATGAGAGATGCAAAGACTGGTCAATGGTGGGACAATAATCCACAAAGAAGTTATGCCAATAATTCTGTAGCTTATACTGAGAAGCCTGACATAGGTACATTCATGAAGGAGTGGGTATCTCTTTATGATTCTAAATCAGGTGAACGTGGTATCTTTAACAGAGTAGCATCACAAAAGATGGCAACACGTTCAGGTAGAAGAGAGGGTGACTTTGACTTTGGAACTAATCCATGTTCAGAAATAGTTCTACGAAATAAACAATTCTGTAATTTATCTGAAGTGGTTGTAAGACCTGATGACACTGAAGAAACTTTAAAAGAAAAGGTAGAGATAGCTACAATCTTTGGTACACTTCAATCAACTCTTTCAGACTTTAGATATCTAACTAAACAATGGAAAGATAATACTGAAGAAGAAAGATTACTAGGTGTATCATTAACTGGTATTATGGACCACGAAGTTCTATCAGGTAATATATTTAATGAACAAGTTTTAAAAGATATGTTAATTAATTTAAAAGAACATTCAATTAAAACAAATAAGAAGTGGGCAGAAATGCTAGGAGTTAATCAAGCTACTGCTATTACTTGTGTGAAACCTTCAGGAACTGTATCACAATTAGTTGATTCAGCTTCAGGTATTCACCCACGTTATTCACCTTACTACCTTAGAACTGTAAGGGCAGATAAGAAAGACCCCTTGTGTGACATGATGTTAGACAAAGGTTTCTATGGTGAAGATGACGTAATGAAACCTCATGATACAAAAGTTATTTACTTTCCTATGAAGTCTCCAACGAGTTCAATTATGAGAGATGCTAAATCTGCTATTGAACAACTAGAGATATGGAAAACATATCAACTACATTGGTGTGAACATAAACCTTCAATTACAGTTTATGTAAAAGAAGAAGAATGGTTACAAGTAGGTGCATGGGTTTATGAAAACTTTGACGTGATGAGTGGTGTTTCATTCCTACCTCACTCTGAACACTCATATAAACAAGCACCTTATCAAGAGGTTGATAAGAATACATATGAAGAATGGTTAGCTAAGACTCCTAAGAATATTAACTGGATGGATTTAACTAACTATGAGAAAGAAGATACAACTACTTCTTCAAAAGAACTTGCATGTACTGCAGGTGCATGTGAAATAATTTAAAAAGTATTTGACTTTAATAATTAAAAGGAGTACAATTATATAATGTATATAAATGCAAGAACAACACACGAGGAAAAAACAATTCATCCTTTACCTAAAGAGAAAACTAATTTTGTTTTCATAGGGTATGACTCTCGTGAAGATATAGCTTATAGAGTTTGTGAAAATTCATTAGCTAGACATAGCTCAAGACCTTTAACAATTATTGATTTAAATGTTAGTCATTTAAGAAATAGTGGTCATTTTACTAGAGAGTGGAGAGAAGATAACGAAGGACAAAAATATGATGTGCTAGATGACAAACCTTTTTCAACAGAGTTTAGTCACACAAGATTTCTATGTCCCCACCTAGCTAAAATAAATAAGATGAAAAATTGGGTTATGTTTTGTGATTGTGATTTTTTATTTATTAGAGATGTAGATAAACTATTTAAATTTGTAGAGGAAAATCATTCTGATAAAGCTGTTGCTTGTGTTAAGTTTGATTGGCAACCTACTGAAGATACTAAAATGGATAATCAAAAACAACTTGGTTATGATAAGAAGTTATGGTCTTCACTTATGTTGTTTAATATGAAACATAAAGATGTAAAAAATTTGACAAGTGATAAAGTAAATACTATGAAAGGTTTAGACCTACATCAATTTAAATGGACAAGTGATGACCAGATAGGAGAGATACCTGCTAGTTGGAATCATATTCCTGATGTTTCAACATTAAATGAAAGTCCTAATGCTATACATTTTTCTCTTGGTGGTCCTTGGTTTGGTGGTAAGTTTGAGACTATGCAATTTGCACAAGACTGGGAAGATGAAAAACTATTATATAGAAATACTATAAGTGAAACAAGACCTACAAAGATGGTAACTTATTAATATGAGTAAAGACGCAATAAATATCGTTACGTCCTTTAATCCTAAAGGATGGGAAACTTATGCAAAGAAAATGATTGACTCAGCTATAAAATATATGGCTGACGATTTACATTTAACTGCCTACTATCATGACTTTACTGATGAGCAGGTAAAAGAGTTTCCTAAAACAGACAAGATAACATTTAGAAATCTTAATAAGGTAGATGAAATGATTACCTATCGTGAAGAAATGAAACTTCATGATGGTACTGAAGCTGGTAAGATGCCTTATAACTGGAGATTAGATGCCATTAAATGGTGTCACAAAGTGTATGCTCTGACTGACTTCTCCTTCAAGTTGGTAGAAAAGAGTGTACAAGTAGGGTGGGTAGTTTGGTTAGATGCTGACATTATCCTTAGAAAGCCTGTTAATAAACAAGACTTGTTTGGAATCATTCCCCTAGGTTCTGAACTCGTCCACTTAGGTAGGAAGGATGTGGACTATAGTGAAACATCTTTCATGGCTTTTAATCTTAACACTATCCCACCCCTTGATTTACTGGGAGATATGAGAGGTCTTTACAATAGTCACGAAGTTCTTTCATATAGAGAATGGCATGATGGATTTATCTTTGAAAGATTATTTAATATCTATGGTGCACATGGTTTAAAAAAACATAGTTTAACACCAGACGTGAGAGGTTTAGATGCGTTTAATAATTCACCTTTGGCAGATTACTTTGAACACTTCAAGGGTAATAGAAAGGACTTGTTATCTGATAAGACCACACCTGATGTCGTTGGTCCAAAGAGGTACAAACAATTGGCAGATGTCATCAGACATTACAAGTTTTCAAGAATACTGGAGACAGGTACATGGAATGGTGGTCGTGCTATTGAAATGGCACTGGCAGCTTTTGACAACGTAGATAAAGTTTACTATGAAGGTTATGATTTATTTGAAGATGCAGATGAATTTACTGATGCAACTGAAATGAATACTAAACCACACAATCTTTATAAAGCAGTTAGTAATAGACTAAAAGAATTTAAAACTTTTGTTAAAGAAAAAATGAACAAAGACTTTGAATTTAAATTAGTTAAAGGTGATACTAAAGTAACACTAACGCAACAAAAGAATTTTGATATAGCTTATCTTGATGGTGGACATAGTTTTGATACTGTTCAACACGATTATAATATGACAAAAGATTTACCTGTTGTTGTATTTGATGATTACTTTACTAAGGATGAAAAAGGAAAGGAAGTTGTTGATGAACATAAAGGAACAAATAAAGTATTTGATGCCCTTGATAAAAAGCTACGCAGGAAAGTTCTTCCATCTAGTGACCCAGTGGCAGGTGGTGGTGTTACTCATCTTGCTGTCGTTCTTCATAAATCTAGTCTTGATAAACTCCCTGAAAGTTTCAATCACGTTCCAATAATTGTTAAACCAAAAGACTGTATGCCTACTGATTATATTAGAAACAATATAAAAAATAATGTGCAGTCAATTAATAAATGGCTAACTAAGTCAAGACCACATGGAGAGATACTTAATATAGTTTCAGGTGGTAGTTCCTTTTTAAATTATAGAGACTATCTTAAATCAACTAAAGATAAAATCATGTGTGTTAAACATTCACTACCTATGCTTTTGAAAGAAGGTATAGTTCCCTGGGCATGTAACATACTTGACCCTAGACCTATTGAAGGTACAAGTACACATGGTATTGTTCGTAAAGAATTGTTTAAAGAGATACCTAAAGAGACTATATTCTTTGTATCATCTATGACTGATACCTCAGTTGTAGATTTCTTAAAAGATAAGAGTGCTAAGATAATAGGTTGGAATGCTTACTCAGATGCTATTGTTGAACAGAATAAAGATGGTAAAAAGGTTACTATACCAAAAGAATTAGGTATACCTGATGACACAGTTCTACTTACAGGTGGTACGTGTGCAGCTATGAGAGCCATTAGTGTTGGACATACATTAGGATTTAGAAACTTTAAACTATATGGTTTTGATTGTTCAATGGATGAACCTAAAGATAAAGATGCAGTTGATAGTACAACAGGTAAAGGTAAATACTTACATGTTACTACAAATGATAAGAAGTTCTGGACTACAGGTGAGCTACTAGCTATGGCACAAGACTGTGAGAAATTATTTCAAAGACAAGATGTTGACATGCATATGGAACTATATGGAGAAGGTACTCTTGTTTCTGAGTTATGGAAGACAGGTGGTAGAAAGGAACATCCTAAGTATGAAAATACTCTCTTCAATAACGATTAAAGATTTTATAGAAGATACAGATTGTAAAACAATCTATAAATCAGTATTAGATTTAAAAGATTCTTGGTCAAAATATTCCAATAGATTATCATTAGGTTCAGGAAAAGAAGATACAGATACTGAAGATACTTATAAAGATAAATGTCTTACAAACAATCCTATTGTATTTGAAAAGTTTCCATCTTTATTATTTAGAATAAAACAGATGTTAAATAATTTATATGTAGAGGAATTATCATTTGATGATACATATTCATCACCTGCGTTTGAAATTATACAAGAGGATGGAACGTATTATAATTTAAACCATAATGCTAATAGCTACTTTGTGTTACCTATACATGTAGGTAATTCTAGTTCAGGTTTATTTTATTACAATAGACCTGCTACTAAAAAATATTATATACCTATGCAGGAAGGTTCATTCTATTTTTATACAAGTCCTCTTCATAAGACTTATGAAAAGATTAATGAAACCAACGACTTAGTTTGCCTTGAAGGTAAATGTAGGATGAACAAAAATAATAATTTAACTCTTTTCTTTTAAATAAAATTGAGTTATAATACATATAAATAGGAGAAATATTATGTTATTACCAATGATTGCACCTATATTAGGTAAAGTAATTGATAGAATAATTCCTGATAAAGCTGCTCAAGCAAAGGCTCAATCAGAATTAAACAAGGCTCTAGTTACGCACTCAGCAGATATAGAAAAAGCTGCTGCATCTGTAGTGGTTGCTGAAGCTAAAGGTGAAGGTTGGTTACAACGTAATTGGAGACCTTTAACAATGTTATCTTTCTTGATGCTTTTGTTTATGTATTGGTTTGGTGTACACCCAGAGAATTTATCTGACCAAGTTATCATGAAGTTATTTGATTTATTACAGATTGGTATTGGTGGCTATATCATAAGCAGAGGTGCTGAGAAAGGAATTAAAACATGGAAGGAGAAATAATATGACTGTATGGACAAAACCTATTATCGCAGAAATTTCTGTGGGTTTAGAAAT